AGCCGTGATCATCAATCTTTCGGAAGCCGCGGCCAATGAGATGCTCGACACACTTGGCGGCATGATGAACGGCGGCACCATCGAGCTGTCGTCGGACAATGGAGTAACACTCGCAGTGCTCAGACTCTCCAATCCAGCGGCCACTACCGAGGACGGCAACCTGGTGTTCAACAAGATCGCCGAGGAAGACGCCGCGCTTGCGCAAGGCAATGCCGCGACCGCGCGCATCCTCGCCGCTAACGGCATCGAGGTGTTTTCTTGCGATGTCGGCGACGAAAACTCCAATGCAACAATCCGGCTCAACACCACTAAAATATATAGGAACGGCCCGGTGCGGATCACATCCTTCCGTCTGGGGATGGCATAATGGCGGTCAATTACGACGCGGCGACGAAGACGGCGCGCATGGCTGCCACGATATTGCAGATCGACGCCAATGCTTCGCCTGCTTACATCGAGATATGCACGGCGTCGTTTGCCACTACGCTCGTAGCCATCACGCTGTCTGATCCCAGCTTCACGGAGTCGGGTGGCGTGATCACTATGGCCGGGGCGCCAAAATCCGGCGTTGCGACCAATGCCGGAACCGCAGCGGTGGCGCGCATCAAGGATGGCGGCAGCACTACCAAAGTGAATAATCTTACATGCGGCACGAGTGGTGCCGATATCAATCTCAACAGCACGACGATCAGCATAGGCCAGACCGTGACCATTACGGCAGGCAGTATTACTCACTCACCCTGACAGATGACACAGCAAATCATCAACATCGGCTCTGCCGCTAATGACGGCACCGGCGATCCGCTGCGGACATCGTTTGTCAAGACAAATGCCAACTTCACCGAATTATATGCCTACGCCGCGCCGCTCGATGCGCTGGCCTACAACGGGATACAGGTGAATGGTTCGTTTGATGTCAGTCAGGAGAAAGCTGGCAGCGGGACCACCGCTAACGGTGGTTATCCTTGCGATAACTGGAGGCTGTATTTCGTCGGCACGATGGCGATCACCGCTGCGAAGACCGGGCTGCTTATCGCCGGATTCCCTGCTTCACTAGGACTATCCGTTCAAACAGCGCAAGTCTCGCTCGGCGCTTCCGATGTGGCACAAATCTATCAATCCATCGAAGGCTATCGCGTTGCCCGGCTAGCGTGGGGCACTGCAAATGCGCAGCCGATTACGCTGGGCTTCTGGACGAGCCACCACAGGCCGGGCCTTTACAGCGGCACTGTTCTCAACAGCGCCGGCAATCGTTGCTATGCCTTTACCTATACGCAGAGTGCTGCTGACGTAGGTCAGTACAATGTCGTCACCATTCCGGGCGACACAGCAGGCGTCTGGGCTACCGACAACACGGTTGGAATGAATGTTGTTTTTGCGCTGGCGGCAGGCTCTAGCGCAACGGCACCATCGGCAAATACCTGGTTGGCAGCAAACTATTCCGCTGCGCCAGGACAGGTGAATGCGGTTGCTGCGACATCCGACGCCTTCCGCATCACCGGCGTCGTCGTCCTACCCGGCATCGAGGCGCCATCCGCCGCGCGCTCGGCATTCATCATGCGGCCGTTCGATCAGGAATTGGTGACGTGCAAGCGGTACTGGGAAAGTTCATGGAATTATGGGGTGATTCCGGGTGGTTGGACGGCAGGGCTTGACCAGCTTGTGTTTGCCCACTCTTCGGGTTCGTTTAGTCAGGTCGTCCCGTATGTTCAGAAGCGAGCGGTTCCAACTGTCACGATTTTTGACAATGTAGGCGCCGCCAATAAGGTGGCATATTACGCTGCTGGGTGGGCGTCGGGCGGTGCTATATCTGGCGGCGCATTCGCGAAAGACAAATTCGCGTTTGTACAGCATGGAATAGCCGGCTCGATTTTCACTAACTTCGCGTATACCGCAGACGCGAGGCTATGAACATGTCCGAATATCAACTCACTGCGACTGACGTCATCATCCGCACCGCAGACGGCGCGTGCATTCCCAACGATCCAGCCAATCGCGACCGCGCCGAGTACGAGCAATGGCTGGCCGATGGCGGCGTGCCCGATCCCTATGTGCCGCCAGAGCCGGTGCCGCCCGAGCCCGCGCCGGAAACGTCCGTGCTCTACGACCATGAGAACCGACTGCGCGCGATCGAGGGCGCGCCGCCGCTGACGCTCAAGGAATTTATTGCGAAGACCCTGACCTCGGCAACGATCACGCTGACATGACCACCATCGGCACGCTAGTTGCGTTCGAAGCATCGGTCTTTGCACCGACCGTTGACGCTACTGCACCGACTGTCGATGCCAGCACGCCGACCGTCGACGCACTCAACGAAGGTGACGTTGCATCGTTTGTTGGTGCGGTCGCTGCTACGGCCTGGACCGGCGTGCTGGCTGCGACCGAGTCCGCAGATATTGGGTCATTTGCCGCGACAGTCGTAACGCTCGGCTCGCTCGCCGCAACGGAAGGGGCCGATGTATTTGCGGCAACCGGTACCGTTGCGTCGGCCGGCGAGATCATCGGTTCGCTCGAGGCTGGCGAGGGCGGGGACACCGCGGCGTTCGCCGGTGTCGTGCCGGTCCCGGTGGTCGTTGTGGTCGGCGGCGGGGGCTACTATCCGCCCGAGCGGCCCCTCCTGGTCGAGGGCACCGGTTACGGCATCCTGCCGCGGCTCGAGGGCGAGGCGCATGGGGTTGTGGTTGGCGCCCGCGCCGCAACGCCGGTTCGGATCGAGCCTCGGGCTGTAGCCACCGAATCGGCCGGTATCGGTGCGGCGCGGTTGTCAATCAAGGCGGTGGCAACCGGCAATCATGGCCGGATCGGCGCCGGGATTGTGATGCTCCGAGCCGGTGCTGTGGGCTCAGGAGTCATCGGTACGCACGGCAAAGGTTCAGCCATGGTCGCTAATCTCATGGGCACTGGTTCCGGGCAACATGACGACGACGAGGCCGCCGCTATCGCATGGATGTTGGCAGCATGACCATTCCCGGCCCAGGATATTCGCTGCTCGATGGTCTCGGCACCTGTCTTGCGGTCGCGCAGCGGGCGCTCCTCGAGGTGCGGGCGCTCGCACGAATTCCAGGGCCAGAGGGCAAGCGCGGGCCGACCGGCGAGCGCGGGGAAGCCGGCAAAACCGGACCGGCAGGGCCGGCGGGACGTGCCGGCATCGATGGCAAGGACGGCGAGCCCGGCCCACAGGGCAAGCCAGGCGTCCTGCCGGTGGCGCGCGACTGGTCACCCGGTATCGTCCACTACGCGGGCACCGTCGTCGCCCATGCCGGCGCCAGCTTCCAGGCTACCCGCGATACCGGACAAGCGCCGGGTCACGCGGATTGGATCTGCCTGGCGCGGGCCGGCCGCGATGCCGCGATGCCAACGGTGCGCGGCACCTTCGCCGATGGCGAAACCTACACGGCGCTCGACATCGTCGCGCTCGGCGGCTCGAGCTTCATTGCGCGCCGCGATGGGCCAGGCGTCTGTCCGGGCGAGGGCTGGCAGCTCATCGCCTCGGCCGGCAAGCCCGGCAAGCCCGGACCAAAGGGCGACGACGGGGCTCCTGGCGCGCGTGGCGAACGTGGTTCCACCGGGCCAACCATCATCGGATGGCGCATCGACCGCGAGGCCTACACGGCGCAGCCGGTGATGTCCGATAACAGCAAGGCGCCGATGCTGGAGTTGCGCGCGCTATTCGAACAGTTCCACGAGGCGCGCTGATGGCCGATATTTGGGTCAAGGTGCTGACGCCGGCCGACAGCTATGCGCTCGTCACGCTGGATGAGGTCAAGGTCATCCTTGGCCTGCCGCCGGCCAATACCAGCGAAGACACGCAACTGCAGATGTGGATCGACCAGTACAGCGATGTCATCGCGACGATGTGCCAGCGCGTATTCGCCTACGAGCAGGTCGCCGAAACCTGGCGCGGCGACGGGTCGTTCGACAGTCCGCGCCTGTTTCTGACGCACTATCCTGTCGCCGATGCCGATGTCGTCTCGGTGGAGTCGCCGCGGGGAAATGTCCTCGACCCGGCGAGTTACGAGGTCGAGCCACAATCCGGCAAGATGCGCATCGACGGCGCTTGGACCGATCCGGTCACCGTGACCTATAGCGGCGGTTATCTGCTGCCCGACGCCGCGCCGCCGGCACTCAAGGCGGCGACCATGCTATTGATCCAGGCGGCGCGGATGCAGCAGCGCTTGAACGCCACCGGCGGCGTCCGATTGGTCCGGCATGGCGACACGATGGTGCAATATTACGATCCGCTGCAGGTGCTCGGTAAGGCCGCACCCACTGCGCCATTGCAGGCGGCAACCGATACGGTTACCGGCTTGCTTAGTGCCTACGTGCGCATTTTTGTATGATTTCGTCGTGACTGGATGAAAGAGGCGTGGTGTCATGACCATCGACTGTAGCGAGCTGCTCTACGACCCGGTCTATGCGGTGATCGGCGTGCCGGCGGTGCTGATCGTGGCAGGGAGCGATGGCGCCGAGGTAGCGATCACCGTGATCGACGACACGCGGCCCAACGTGCTGCCGATCGCAGCCGGGGGCGGCACGCCGGCGGAGGTGCGCAGCGTCGGCCCTGGCGCTTTTGCCCGCATTCCCGAGCTCGCCGAAAAGGGCATAGCGCGCACCAACTATGCCGATGCGGTGCTGGCCTTCAACGGCCGGACCTGGATCGTTCGTTCGTGGGAACTGCGTGGCAGCCCGAATGGCGAGGACATGGGCGAGGTTAGATTCGCATTGAAAGCCAACTCCGTTGGTTGACGTTCGCGAGGACATCTTGGCCCGGCTGCTCGTGGTGGTCGCGAGCATTCCGAATATTAAATTTGCCCAGCGCAACAATATTGAGATCCCGGAAGACCAATTGCCGGCGGCGCTGGTGTTCGACGGCGACGAGGAAACCAACGACGCGTCCGACTTGTCGATGCGGCCCGCCAACCGGCCGACCATGGTTCGCATGCACCCAGAAATCGTCATCGCACAGCAGGCCGACGAGGTTGGTTCCGATCTGACCACCTTGCGGCGGGAGCTGATCAAGCGGGTGATGACCGACACCGTGCTCAACGAGCAGATCGTCAAGACCGGACGGAATGGCAACGGCGCAATTCGCTATCTCGGCTGCCGGACCGACCTCGGCTTGGGCCGCTCGCTACAAGGGGCGCTGCTCGCTGAGTTCATGTTCAAGTACGCACTCAAAATAGAGGATCTATGAGCCATGCCATCGACGTCACCGAACGTTCAGAACTATCACATTGGCAAAGGCATCGTGTCGTTCAAGGAAGTCGGCGGCACCGCCTATGTTGACCTCGGCAACGCGCCTAAGTTCATCTACACGCCGGCGGTCACCAAAAAGGAACACTTCTCGTCGCGTGAAGGCATCAAAACGAAAGATTTTACCGCCATCACGCAGATCGGCGCGACGATAAAAGTTACGCTCGACGAG